GTCGCCCCCTTTATCGGGGTGATGTTTTAAGATTAGTTTTTTATATTGTTTTTTAAAGTCCTCTTCACTAGAGGATTTTTTAATTTTAAAGATAGGGTGAATGTCATTCATGTTTAATGGATTGATGTTTACAAATCCATCTGTTTCTTTTTCATCAAAGAATTCACCTTGCATAAATCGTTTTTTAAAATCTTCTTCAAACTCTCTGCGTCTTTCAGAGTAACATTTCTCTTTATAATATTGATCGTAATATTCTCTATCCTTATCTTGTTGAGATTTATAGTAATCCGGTGTCGGTTGTTTGTTAGGTCTATCTCGTGTAACTGGTTCATCACTTGAAGCCCACCATCCGGGATATGCATTAGCTCCACCCTTCCCCATGAATATATTATTCTATATTTTAATTGAGATTTAATTATTAAAAAACAAACTAATCTTAAATTATACTCTTTAATTTACCCAAAATGGGTCAATAATCTACTTTTATACCCTTTCCGACGCATAATTAGCACTTAAAGTGGTAAATATTTTAAAATATATGCTTTAAATGGGGTAAAAGGGGTATAATTTAAGATATACCGACGCTTAAATGGTATAATAATGGATTATATACCGATATTAGCCTTATATTTCAATATTTTAATGTATTTATGACATAATGCGTCTGTTAGCGTCTTAAAAGTTTTTGATTTATAATGTTTTTGATGTAAGAAGACCATGTAACTAGTTTTCTTTCTATATACATGACTAATCCCCCTATGACCCGACTTAGGTATTGGATATAGTGAAAAAACTGGTTTAATATTTAATCTCTTTAATTGTTTTGTCATTAAGAGGTTGTAATAAAATTATCTATAAATAATTATTGAGAATAAAACGAAATTATCTTATGTATCCTTTAATCTTTTTCTTTCTTAACTTGTCAGCTAAATCTTTATCAGCGGTTTTATATGTTTTACCTTTCATGACAAAAGCGTAAACTCGAGCCATCGCCCATTGCTCTTTAGATTTAACATTAGGTCTTACACTTTGTGGATTTGTCTTATAAGCACCAACACCACGATCATAAACTTCATCTAATATTTTCATCGGTATTTTAGTTAGCCTTGATATATCATCTTTACCATTTGCTTGATTCTTCGGTTGTTTATATTTCATATTAAATTTTTGTTTATTCGTTACCACCATTATATTAATCCAATAGATTTTTTAATGGCTTGATATATTTTTGTTTTATATCAACACAATCATCTATCTCTCTCTTACCTCTATCAGTTCGCCCTCTCTTGCATACACAGAATTCACTACTATCATGCTCCCACCCGTAAATACCATCATAACACTTCCACAAATAAAAGATTCTTAAATTAGGATTTTCTTTTAATAATCTCTGACCTTCAATGTATTTATTCTCTCCAAAAAATAATGTACTAAATTGATTATGATTTATCTTTCTTGTTTTCATCTCAAGAAAGTAATTATCATTATATTTATCAAACTGATAAAAATCACCCATTTGAGGATTCTCCTTTGATTTATTTAATTTACCAAATACGCCTTCTAGTGTTTCATGTGCTGCTTCTTCACTTAACAATCCAAATTTTAAATCTTGATTCAACTTCTTGTAATCCATTTTATATACAAAGACGTTAGAAAAAAAACTTTAAATAAAAACGCATAGGTATTTTTTATACCTATGACCTAAAATATACCTATACAAGAAATATATACATGACTCTTATAATTGACCTTGGGTATAAAATTGACCCATCTAATCAAAATCTATAATAATAGGATTATCTTTACTGAATCTCTTAATTGTTAATTTATACATTACTTGTTGTTTAATTAATTTATTGTTTTGTAATTCTTCTTCAACTTCAGATGATATAACCGGATTCACATGATTCTTTGAATGTTGTGAATTATTATACATTCTACATGCTCGCCTCACACTAGGTAAATCACCCCACATATAAATACTCATAATATCATTATAAGGATCTTCAGTATTCATATATGTTGCCCCATCAAAAATATAATCATTATTAGCCCATTTAATTATCTTCTTTGCCTTAAACATGATATCAGTTTTTTGTGATGTATTTGGTCTTTGTTTAGGTGATGAATTTTTCAAATAATCCTTTAATGCAGTTTCATTTTGTATTTTATCATCATATTTAAAATCTTTAATATATGATTCAATATTTTTGATTATATTACCTTTACTTAATTTATCATCAATAATTACACTATGTTTTTTAAACAAGATAATTATATCTTTTTTTGAGTGAGATTTTTCAACTAACATTTTTATAATTTAAATAAGATAATTTTTTTATGTTATATACTTATAAAGATGCCTTATAAAACGGGAAAAATGAAGGGTGAATTAACAACTGCTGAAATTAGAAAACTCATTAAAGCTCATAATATTTTAACTAGTATTAAAATACCAAAGGGTGCTACAAGAGATGAAATTATTAAAATGGTAGACAAAAAAGGATATATGGTTAATCATGAAAAAAAATCTTTAGACCCAAAGGGTGGAATTAGAAAAGGACAACCAAGAGTGAAATTAGAAAAAGCAAAAGAATTAACTAAACCAAAACCCAAGACTGAATTACAAAAACAAAAAGCAGCTGAAGCAAAGGCAGAGAAAGCTGAAAAGAAAAAGAAAGAAGAAAGAGTTATACGTAAGAAAGCGGTTGAAGAAGAGAAAAAGAGAACTAAACCTAAAGCGAAACCAAAAACCGCTTCTATTGCTGTTGGAACTGAAACACCGAAAGCAAAACCGAAACCTAAGAGAAAACCAGCTGATGAAATTTTGAAAGAAAATGGATATCCAACTTTAGGAGAATACAAAGCAGAAATCAAAAGATTAAGAGGAGATACAATACTTAGTGATTTACCTTTGAAAAAAAGGAAAGAAATAGTACAATATGTTGAAAAAATTTCTAAAGAGTTGGGAGTAAAAGCTAATATAAACACATCAAAAGAATTATTTTCAAATCAAGTGGGAAATCTTGAAAGACAATTTGGGTTTTTAGCAGACAAATTAAGAGAAGGAAAAAACTAAGCGGAAAAGGTGAAGCCATAAAGAAACCAATTGATAGAAAAAAAGATATTAAAGATAAGAGCATAGATAAAAATAAGAAAGACATGAACCAACAAAAAAAATTCAAGTTTTTAGAGAAAGATTATGATTTACCTAAATTACTTGATTATATAGATAAAGAAGGATATAAAATATCAAAAAAACAAAAAGGAGGATTAGAATTTATGATTGATAAAAGAGGATTAAGCAAAATTAGAAAATATTTTAAATCAAATGGAGATTTAGTATTAGTCCCAACCTTAAGATTTGAGGGACAAAACAAAGGTTTAGGAGATTATGAACAAGAAGGTTTAAGAGGTGTTATTAATAAAACTGAATTAAAACCAAAAATAAAAAAGACATTTACACCCGAAGAAAAAAAAGAGTTTGATAAAACAAGGTTTTTATTTTTCTATAATGAAGTTGAAACTAATGAGAAAAAAGTAAGAGAATTAGAGAAAAAACTATATTCAAAGGACGTAGTAGTTGATTCACCCGAATATGTTTCTACAAGTAAAATAGTAAAAGAATTAAGAGACAAAATTAAAAGAGATGAAAAAATATATATGAAAATTTTAAAAGATTATACCGATGATGAAATTAAGGCGATGAATGATTATTTTCTAGGTAAAAAAACATTAAATCAAATATTCAAGAAATAATTTAATCTTGAGCCTCTTTAACATATGTATCTAAGGCTACTGCCTTACTATGACCCATTATTTTATTATCTTTCTCTAACTCCTTTTTCATGTCTCCATATTTACTTGACAAATAAATTTTTCTTAAAAGAGTTGTACTAATTGACTTATCCATATACTTTTTTGAATACTTAATTAATACCTTACTTAATTCAGTGCGGGTAAGAGGCTTACCCGTTGAAGTCTTAAATAAAATACCTTTACCATTCATCTTAAGATAATACCTTAAAATCTTTCTTAAATTTGCGTCTTCAATAGGTAAATCTAACTCCTTGTATTTCTTCGCCGTTTTGTATTGATTTAATACGAAGTAGAGTTGCCCCTTGGATGGTACAACTAAATAGTTATTTTCTTTCTTATCTTCTTCACTTAACTTTTTATATGCTGCTTGATTGATAGCTGTCATGCCCGCAACATCATTACGCATCGGCATACGAGAATATATATTAAATAAAGTATATGCTTGTAATAGTTGCATCTCCTTTTTAGTTATTTCATCTTTACTTTTCTTTTTTAAGGGTTTTAAATCATCCGCCATTTGATTTATCATCTTAAATATCTCCTCAGTTGTTGTAAAATTCTTACTTTGCTTATCACTAATTACTCCACTCTTTTGCTCGTCAGAATATTTATCATTTAATTCATCTCTTAAATCTCCATAGGTAATTAATAATTCATCATATTTCTCATCATGATTCAAAGCCATTAATAAAACAACAATCGCATTTAATATATTTCTTTGACTTAAATAATGAAGGTCTTTAATCTTATCCATGACATCATCGGGCTTACTCAAAAAATTATAATTATCAGTATCATAAATTTTTTGTAACTTCTTCAAGTTAACTTCATACTGCTTAATTGTATTTGGCTTCACGTTTGGTCGTGCGTTTTGAATATCTTCACTAATATTAGATGAATCTATTTTCATATTTATACTATAAAAATAGATTATTTTTTTAGGTAAAAAAACGAGATTATTTATTTTTCATTTGATCTAAAAGCTCTTTATTTGATTCAAGTAATTTTTCAGCCCATGATTTTAAATCTTCATATTTTTGTTTCTCTTCTTCATATAACTTCTTATATTTAGAACATCTTTCACAAGGATTATAATACCTATACAAATGCCCCAAATCCATTTATATCTTAATTTAGAAAAAAAATTTAAGCGAAATAACACGAAAATTGTCCGTTTTCAATCTTCGCAACCTTTAGCATTTCTAGATAGACACGGAGAGTGTAAGTATCAGCTGCTAAGCCAGTTGCCTTGTAAGTTAAGTCCATACCCTTGTTGTTTACACGCTGACCCTTGTTAGGGCGGATAGCAGTCCAGCGGAAAAGACCACCAACACCATCATCCCCGCTACTCTGCACATGTCCCTCCATAGTTTCAGCAGTTAGAGCAGTTACACCACTCGTTTGGTATTCATCTCTTGTAACCATAGGAACTTTACCCTCTGCGTGCTGGGTAGTGTGGAAGAGAAGAGCCGGATTCTTGCGGTCAACATTAAACTCATAAAGGTCGTTGTATA